ATTGTTTGTTGTTGAGCCTAGAGATATAAAGCCATCGCCTCCTCCTGTAGGCCCGTGCCAAGACCCAACAAAATTACCAACCCCTGTGGGCTGCCAATCGTATGAATGGTTATAAGCCGTTTTAATAAAACGAGCAACGCCAAAACCATCTAATGTATCAGCGTCTACATTTAACCCGTCTACGTAAGTTTTTGTTATGTAGTTAGAATAATTAAAAGAAGTAAATACTTCTCCTGTGCCTATTCCAGCTTTAGTCCAATGTAAATCGCCATTAACATTAGACAACGAATCATCAGTTCTTATTAAATCTGGAGTAGTGCCTCCAGAATGTAAATAAATATTACCCGTCCTTTGAAATCCATTAACTTGAATCCTAGCGCCACTACTCATAATAGCGCCACCAAAATAGGTTTTTATTGCGGAACCAGTGTTGTCATCAGCATCGCTTCGCAAGAATTGAGTGCTATCTAAACCATCTAGTAAATCAGCATTAACATTATCGTTGTCCATTAATATTCTTTTCCAAGAATACCAAGTACCGTTGTAGTAACCTCTACGGTAGGTGTTTGTTAAACTATTATAAACTTGATAGGTTTGATAAACCATATTACCATCGGATTGAACCGAAAGCATACCAGCCAAATCTTCTGGATAATTTGTTCCTGCTGCTGCTGCTGCATTCCCGTTTTGATGATAATATCCGTCTGTTGTGTAAGTGTTTAAGTCTGCACCACTTGGAATATCATTGCCTTTTTTCCACAAAACCGAACTATCGTAACCATCTAAAGTATCAGCGTCTACATTTAACCCGTCTATGTAAGTTTTTGTTATGTAACTATTTTTATTATAATCAGTAATAACAGGCGTCATTCCAGCTGCACTATTAACTTGTAAGGCGCTGCTATTTCCCGAAGGGTCATCTGAAATAGTAAGCCAAACTTTATTAGCATCTTCTGGCTCGTATATTTCTAATCCTTCTCCATTAGCACGAATAGCAATTTCATAAGCAGACGCACCTGCGCCTTGAAACTTTATAGCCCTAGAATAAATAGAACCACTATATTGTAGGTTTAAATCTCCTGTTAAATTTCCCCCTGTTAATGGCAAGTAATTATCTAAAGAACTAGCGGCGGCATAATAAGTGCCTTGTTCTCCATCTAGCGTGTCAGCGTCTATGTTTAAAGCATCTATATTAGTCTTAGTAATACCTAACTCCGCTCTAGTCCAAGTTACATTAGTAGAACCGTTTAATGATTTGCCCGTATCTCCTATTGTAATCGTTCTTGACGTACCCCAAATAGAAGTAGTAATATTGGCGCTTCCATTAAAAGAAGTGCCATTGATAAACCTAGCAGTTTGTAAAGTAGTTGCCGTACTAGCATTAGCGGCTAAGTCTCCATTTAAAGGGTGGTAAAAACTACTATAATCGTTTGAATTAGCTACAATAGCACCTATCCTGCCAAATACCGTAGTAACCGCATCGGTGTTATCTACCTTTTCCCAAGACGTTCCGTTAGAAATAACCCAATCCCCAATAGCATATTCAATAGTCTCGTATGTACCCGCAGCGGAAGTAACGTAATAATGACCTTTAACCGTACTAGCGCTAGGCAAAGTTGGCGTGTTAGTACTAGCGTTCCAAGTGCCTTGATATTCTAATTGACCAACAATAGAGTCTGGTAAATATGCTTCCGATATTTTTGCGCCACTATCTAAAGGCGCATAACCGTTAGCTAAACCTTTTTGGTGTACACTTTGGTATGTATTTGAGTCTACGCTACCATCAGCTTTTAAGAATTGGCTACTTAAACCTCCGCTTTTTACAAATGAGTTAGCGGTAATACTACTGTTAACAACAAGTTGACCAGCTATGTTTACTTGGTTTGTGTTATTAATAGAAATACCCGTATCATTTCCTAGACCATCTGTAATTACTTTAAAAGCTCCCGTCAACTGGTCGTTGTCTGAGAGCTTTAATAGTGAGTCATAGGTTGAGTTTATTGCTTTAGAGGTAAGAGTGATACCCATTTTAATATGCTATTTAGTTGTTTTTTTACTTTCTTCAGATTCCTTTTGAATCTTCTTTAGATAAGCCTCAAGCTTGACAATATTAACCTTTTTAGGTTTATACATCTTCTTTATGTCCATTATAGTACCCAGCTGTGGAAATTAACATCCCTATCTGGATACATTTCCCCATTAGTAGATTGATTATACTCTGGATAATCTTGACTATAGAATCCCATATAATCCACAAAACGTCTAGTATAAAACTCAGCAGTCTCATTAACTCTATTCAACATAGAATTTAACTCCTCTACAGATATAGTCTCAGAGTTTTCACTACGGTGTTTAAAAACACCTCCGTTGCTTATTTGATACATAGCAAACGGCAAGTAAGCACTCTGAGTAAACCAAACTAACATAGGTTTAATATACACGTCAATCAAATTCTTGTACTTTACATTGCCAACATTATTAATGTCTCCAGATATTACTAAAGCTTGTAGTTTGTTGTAAAGCTTTCCTCCTAGATAGTTTTGTATATGAGTATCTTGTGCTACTTCTATAAATTGAACCAATTTATCAGCATCCACATTGCCATCTATAATAGATTTGCGTTTTAAGTCGTTTATTGTTATAAATAATGCCTTCTCTGCCATAGTTATTTAGTTTTAGGATATGCACCTCTGCCTGGCATATCAGTAGGTCTTACTGGTACTTCTTTTGGGTTTGTAGGCTCATTAAAACCATCTTTTACAGCGTCAGAAGCCTCTACTTCGGTGTCAGAGCTTACTTTCTTCTTATAAACTCTTCTTTCCCAGAAATGGTGGCAATTTACCCCTCCCTTGAATTTAAAAAGACTGTAGTTTTGTTTGTTATGACCTAATTCTTTGTTTAGCCCTCTGAAAGACATCTGTGAGATGTCTTCTTTTCTAAATACAATCTCTTTCTTAGTTAAAGACTCTAATTGCTTACAGAATTTACGGCTCTTATCAGACTCTCTAAGAGGAGCATAAGCGTATCTGACCTTATACCCCGAATTGTCTTGAGAAGAGCGTGCAGATGCCTTAGAATCGTTCTCTGAGACTGCTAGAGCAGTTAAATCAAACTCTTGGTTATCATCTGTAACTTCTTCAGAATGCACTAGCTCCCAATCAGAACTAACTACCTCTCCCATCTCTTCTAACTGAGTGTATAAATCATCCCCCTCTTCATCAGAGAAATCTAGTTTATCCTGGGAAGATAATTTCTCCCCAGTCTCTTCTTCTCTCTTAACTTTAGTAGATATATTCTCTAGTTCTGTAAATTCTATTGGCTGTAGTGTTACAAAGTATAGATTTAAGAATATATTGTTGAATTGTAGAATGTCTTCTAATCCGTCTAATATTTCTTGTTGGAATGGTCTAATAACGATGTTATCCATAAGGATAGAAGCTGTTCTAAGCTCTTCTGCGTTGTTACCGAATCCTGTGTTGTCTTTTATACCCAATAATATTGGAGATACAATACCGTGACCAAGCATAATCTTTTCCCTAGACTCATCAGCTAAGAATTGATATTGAGCGTGAGCATCCGGCAAGTGAATTGGCTCTAAGTCAGCTTTAGTTTCAGCAGACTCGTTGAACGTAAGAATAAACTTACCAGCATTAGATGAGCCGCTAAACTTATCCATTATCTTTCTTTCAATTAACTCTTGAGTTTCCTCATTAGGAACTCCGTTATTGAAGTTAATCAATAAAGATGGCTGTAAGCCATTCTTTATGTTGTTTATATGGTAGTTAGAAACCTCTTCTTCTAAAGAACAATACTGAAGACATCCATTGTAGTCTACAGGAGCATAGTAATAGAAACCAGAACGATATGGCTTGAATACATATATTTCTATCTGTTCAGACTTACTTCCGCACTTAAAAGTAGGTATCCTTTTAGGATTATCAGAAGGCTTTATGTCAGCCCATTTAGGATGATAGTAATAAGCTTGTACCTTTCCATCTTTTGCCTTCTCAGCTCTAAGAGTTTCCATTGGAAAGTGTAGTACTTTTACTATACTTGTCTTTTGTTTGTTATATACAATTTGAACAGCAGCTTGACCTAGCATCTTGTAGTCATTAACGACTCTTTTGATTTCCCTAGACTTTAGAAGCATCTTCATCTTAGCAAACATCTCTGGTTTTATTTCAGAGTCTGTAGCCTCTAGTCCACGACCATAAATCATATCTACAATACCGTTAATACAACGAGCATTGGTTGGACTTCCTAGATATTTGTCAATTAGACCATCAAAATAATCATTGTCATCTCCATACTGAATCCAATCTTTACCATAAACCTCCTTAACTATAGGTGTTTGGTATCCAGACAAGTTAACTACTCTTGTAGAACCTTGAATCTTAGGGGCTGAAAGCTGTCTTACTATCTTGTGTTTCATGTTATAATACTATGTATTCGTCTTCTCCAGAATTATACTGATTGTATTTACTGGTGTTTATTGTGTGTACAGTCTCATCGTTAGTTTGGCTAGTAACATAAGCCTTATCTCTAAACCAAAGAGCGTTATTTCTATTGAACTCTAAATAGTAAGAGTTTTCATCTGTTAATATGGAAAAAGTAACAGCAACAGAAACAAAGTTTTCATTTAATGTTGCTGCAATATCATTAATAGTTTCTTTTTTTCCAGTACCATCTTCAACGACAACTAAAGAAACATCGTTAAAAGGAGAGCCTTCAAAAGGAAACTCTCTAGGAACAATATTAAAAACCTGTTCGTTTGTGTTTGGTAATAATCTTATCATAATAAGATAACTAAAAAGTACTGTTTTTGTTTTAAATAGAAAAGGAGGGCATAAGCCCCCCTCCTTTCTATACTATGTTTAAGAGTACTGTGTTTAAGCGCCAGCTACTACAGTAAATCCTACTGCTGTAGGAGTATCTCCTAAGAAGTTAGCAGGTGCTTTCTCCATTCCAGTTAATGTAAGCGTGTATCCGCTTAATTCATTCATAGCACCACCTGTAACGATAGTACCTCCTGTTACGTCCATTCCGTGTTCTAGTCCAGATAAGAAGTAGTTTCCGTTGTAGTCCTCAACAATTACTTGAGGTCTTCCATAAGATAATAACTTTAACTCTTTGTGGTCAGCAACAGTTAGTTTCTTTAGAGTAATTTCTAGTACTTGCTCAAAAGCAGTAGTACCAGTAGCTCTATCAGACTGTATGTTTTGCGTGAATGTAGAAGTTCCTTTGATGTCATATTTATAAGCATCTGGAGTTCCTGCAACAGCATCAATAACGTCTGTGTTCGTGACATCATAGGTAATAGCACCTAAGTCACCAAAGTTTACAAAATAAATAGCCTTTAATCCTCCTACTGAATCTTTGCAGGGTTCTAAACGGCCTAGTGAAATATCGCAGCTCATTTGATTGTGTTTTTTAGATTAATTAAAAAAGGGTAGGCAGGCTTTGCGGCTTACCTACCCTTTAATTTTATTTGTTATTTAATTATGCAGGAGTGTAAAGAACGATGTCTGAACCAATTCCGTATTGTACACCAGCTGTTAAGCGCATTACCACACGAACATTCTGACTTCCGTCAATGTCTGCCATATCAATAACTTTTACTTCGTTGTGGTCAGATAATAAACCAGTACCAAAGAATAAGTTAGATTTTTCAGCAGCAACCATATAGTTGTCAGCTAATCCGTTAGCAACAAAGATTTTTACTCCATCAAAAGATAAAGAACCATTGTTGTACCATTGTGTTCCTTGTGCGTTTGTACCGTTAGCTCCTAGGCCAGCAGCAGCAAATCCTCCTAATGCTCTAACGTAAGCTCTTGCTACGTTTTGAGATACATAAAGGTTCAAGTCTTCTTTTCCGTATAATGCAGAAGGGATAGCGTCAACTAATTTACCCATCTCATCAATTACGTTAGCAGCAGTAATAGCAGTTCCTACTACGTCAGAAACGTCTGCATCAGCAGTCATCAAAGTGATTAATCCGTCAAACTCACCAGCGTTAGCGTTAACTCCAGACCAGATATTGTTTTCGTTTTTCTGTGCTACTTTAGCAGCAACGTGAGCAATTAAGAAGTCAGCGAAAGATGGAGGTAAGCTATCGAAAGCAGATACTCCCATTTGTACAGCCTCCCAGTCAGAACGGAAGTCTTTCTTACATAATTGTAAGTTTACTTGGAACTCCTCTGGTTGGATGATTCTTTCAGTTAATGTAACAGTTGACGTTGGGTCAAAGTCACAAGTAGCGTCTTTTAAAACATCGTCAGTAGAAATCTTCTTGATGACTTCTTTGAATTTGATGTTTGGTTTAACTTCAATTCCACCATTCTCAATGGTAGAAGCAGATAGTAATGCAGCAGAAATATATTTTCCAGCAAATTCACCTGCGTAAGTAGTAGTGATAGATGTGTTAGTTGGCATTGTTTTATTGTTTAGAGATTTTTGATAATACTAAGTCAAATGTGGTTGTAGCTCTTTTTTGAGCAAACAATTGTTGTGGCCTAGCGGCAACAACTTCTTCTGGAGAGTGAGTCAATTCTTTCACTTCCTCTTGAGCAGATAATTCTGCTTCTAGTTCTTGCGGAGCATCTTTTGGCTCCTCTGTACTCATAGATTCCATAAGCTGGTCGTACATAGCTTTCATTTCAGCTAATGCTTTGGCAAGCTCTTCTTTAGTAGCGTACTTATCATCTTCTTCAACAGCGTCTTCAATAGCATCCTCTGGTGCTACTTCTTCTTCTATCGGAGCTTCTGCTAAGTCCTCAGCTACCGCTTCTTGTCCAGTCAATTCTACTTCTTCTTGAACTTCAATAGCTTCAGCAGCTACTGGCTCTTCTTTAGAAAGTAGAATATCCTTGAATTTTTCAACGATTTCTTTTGCGTTCATATTAATTGGTTTATTTATTTACTAAATATATTATGATAACTACAATAAAACTTATTGTTGTATTTTTAACTATTTGATACCTTGGTTATGTTACCAATTCCTTGGTTAATCATATTACCATTGCAGCATTTAGTTGAGTAAGTTCCGTTCTTACAAAGACATCCTCTCTTGGATGACTTTGGGCTTGTTCTACTTGGTGTTTCTTTCATCCTAGGCATAGCTTTGTGTTTTTTGTATGAAGTAAACAATATCCCAAACTTGAGCAGCACCGCCTGTTGCTACTATTTTCCAATTAGACCCATTGTCTACAAAGTTTTGGTCAGCATAGTATTGAAATACTTGGTGGAACTCGTGTGCGGTATCATTACCTTTTGGGAATGGTATATCTACTCCAACCCTTTCGTATGGCGTTCCATTCTCTGCGTCTAACTGCACCCTTAAATAAGTTTGATTAGCATTGGCAGATGAACATTTAAAAGCAATAGTTAAAACATAAACGTCGTTTAAGTTATCGGCAGTTATTCTTGTGCCGTTGTAGTAGTCAATTCCATCATAACTTCTATAAACACTTGCAGCATTATTAGGTAAAGCTATTTCTACTCCATCTACAAGGCTTAATTTGCTTGCTGAGGTGTATTGTCCATCATCGTATCTTGTCCAGCCAATACCTGTTCCTTCTCCAGCTTGTGGATACAACTTTCTCCACGCACCATTATAAACTTGCCATATACCACTCTCAGTAGTTACCATTGCACCCTCTTCTATGTTAAAAGTTAATCTTTTAGCATCAGTAGTTTGGTGTGCGTGTACTTTATATGATGTGTTGTTACTCGTCATCCTCTTCTTTATATATTGTTAAACATAAATCTACAAAAGGCAAATACAAAACGTGGTCGGTTGTGTTTGTTTCATTATAGTCATAACTCCTTACTCCAAATAATATTCCTGGGTAAAACCCTATGCTAATTTCCCATCCGTTAATCATTGTCTATGCTTTTAAGTTTAGATATAGCCCATTCAACTCCAGAAGTTCCTCCCCAAGCATCCCACATAATTCCTCCACAACCTTCTGAGTAAGGAACATCTTTGTTTTGTTGGTGTCTCTTGAATGAAGCCATTCTTGCTATTGTTGAGCGGCTTATTCCTTGCTTGTTCGCTAGTTGACTGGCTCTCTTCCAACCTACTGATGTCCCGCAAGAACTCCCATTCTCTTTTTTCCATTTTAAAGCTCTTTTAGCGTTGTTTGATGCGCTTTCTGGATAGTCACTATAAGATTCAAGTTCTACGCCATAAGAAGATAGCATAGCGTCTTCTAGGTCATATAAAGTAGCTATAGCGTCTAGTTCATCAGACGAGAAGTCTTCTTCTACAGATTCATTTGGGCCATCTAGCTTATCAGCAAAGAATCCTTCAATACTAAATCCTTTTACTTTGCCTTTCTTTACAAACTCTTCCCAAATCTCATCATTGTTCACTTTAACAGACACCATCCAAGTACCCTTAGGCAAACTAAGACCATATTTCTTAGATTTATCCATATTAGTGTCTTCTATAATCCAAGACTCTACTACAGATAATCCTTCTAGGTCTACTTGATGTTCTAAGGTTGAGTTGTTCTGCTTGCCCCTAGACAAAAACAATTCAGAAGCCTTCTTAACGGTTTCTTCACTAAAGAATATATTGTATTCTTCTTGACCATTGGTTCTGTATATTTCCTTATTGGGAATTAATGCAGCTCCCATAAGTATTCTTTTTTCTTTGTCTACCTCAGCTAATTGGACTTCGTGCTTCTTTAAAGCAATGAAGTCCTCTTCTATAGCAGGAAACTCAACAACAGAGATAGCTTCTATTCCGCTAAACTCGTTTTCTTCGTCTATATAAAGTTCTATTGTTTTCATAATATGATAACCTAATTTGTTTGTATTTGTTTTATTTAACCTAGACTAGCAGTCTTTACAATGTTTCTGTCCATCTCTTGTGCCGTGGACACATCCTTAGATACAACATACGTCCTTATTGGCTTCTGCATTTGCGATTGTATTACAGACGCAATTTGATTACTAGAAGATTGCCCTACTACATTAAAGTCTGGGGCTTGCACCTGTGCAGCCCCTCCGCTACTTGCACTAGCGCCAGCACCTATACTAGATTGACTAGATACAAATTGTTGTTTAGAAATCATAGCTACTTGAGCAAGACCAGCTCCGATAACAGCAATCATACCTGCTATCCTAGCAACAGAACCTCCATCTGTAGACTTTAAAACTCCTGTAGCTGCTAAGAAAGTATTTACTGTAGCTTCAGCTATAGCTGCTGTTTTATTAGCTTTAAACCTTTTCTTTTCTATAGCTTCTTGCTTTAACCTAAGTGCTTCGTCATTCTTTGCTATCTGTCCTTGTATGTTTTTTCTTTCGTCAGCAGAAAGTTGCTCATTAGCAAGTCTTTCTCTTAATTGATTATTTAATTCATTAGTTTTATTTTGCTCAATGTCTAGCTCTTTTTGATAAGCCGCATCTATGTTGTCTGCGACACCACTTACAGCGGCTCCTACTGCTTGAGCTATTGCTATTTGCTTATCTAATCCTTCTTGCCTTAATTTTTCTACAGCTCTTGATGCATTTTCCTCTGCTTTTCTTTTTCTTTCTAAGTACTCTTCTAATGTTTCTATTTCAACCTTATATCCTTTTACAATTTCTTCGGTTGCTATAAGTAACTTTTTCTGAGTTTCTCTTCTTGATTTAAATATTTCAGAATCATAATATCTATTTATATCTAAAATAGTTTTCTTGCCAGCCTTTAAAATAGCAGCTTCTTCTAAAGCAAATTTTCTTTGAA